GTTAGTATTTGTACTTTTCTAGCATAAGGTTTGTTTATATTCATAACCTTGGCTATTGTTTTTCTAGCATCAGCTACTGTCGCAAACTTAATAGGCACAGTATCTTTAGGGTTTTCGTCAGTGTATAGACGTCTACCTGAGCCTTTAGGTTTTTTACCTGTACCAACTACAGGATCTTTACGTTTTTTTAATGGTCGATTTGTTTGCATATTTATAAACCAATTTGCTAACTGCTTATCTCTAGGCGTAGCATCTTTTCTCGCTTTCAGCTTTCTAGCTTTTTCAACTGTAACATCTCCACCGTAAAGCTTTGATATACGAGCTTTTAATACACCTCTATAAGCTTTACTCATTTTTTATTTAATCTTTTTCTTACGATGTCCATAGTTCTACGCATTTTAGCTGCGTACTTAGGATCTTTATTTCTTCTAAATACAACTTGTTGATTTAAGCTGCTTATAATCTTAGATAAATTACCTTTACGAGACTTAATCATCCAACTAGCTAAAGCTTCCGCTGATAATGTTTTAAATTTGCCTTTAGCATCAGGTGCATCTGAGTGTTTAAAATCACCCATGCGTTTCTTAAACGGACTATCAGACTTTAAGTGCTCAAACATATCTTTACCTAGTTGCTCACCAAACTTACTATCAGATTTATAATGAGCATGTGCTACGTTTCTACTATAAGATATGTCTTTGCCAAGTTTCATAAAGTCTTTAGCATGTTTAGGAAATTTATCTGCTAGCAGCTTAGCTATTAAAACACCTTGAGCTGAGTGGCCTGACGGGTACGATGGCGTCTTCATTGAGTCTAACTCTTTATCGTCAAACTTAATATTGTTTTTTTTAGCTAAAACTTTTGGCCTTGGCCTATTGTGATGCTTTTTTATTTTTAATATTACTTTAGAGGATTCGTCTATTATCTTATCTATAGCTTTACCTTCAACATCCAAATTTTTTTTATTAGCTAATTTTAAAAAGCTAGCCTTAATATCGTCTTTTTCTTTTACAAACCTTTCATTTATAGGTATTTTATTCAACTCTTTAATCTCTTGAGTTGTAGTAAAAGAGCCATCGCTAGGCGGCTTTTTATCTAAATACTTCTTTATGTCGAAGTTTTCAAACATTATTTTTTGCTTTTACCCATTTTACTTGGACCGCCAGCTCTAGTACATCTTACGCCCCAACCAGAAGCATAAGCACTAGGCCATACTTTAAATTTTTTTTTAGCAGCGGTTTTACAAGGTCCACTAATTTTTTTCATAGGCGACTTCATTTTCAAAGGCTTACCGTCAGGTCCAATACCTTCAGTTCCTCTAGCTGCAGAGCCTATACCTTTATCTTCAAGACCAAACTTGAACGCAGTTTTAACTCCTCTACCTTTATTGTCAGGGTGGAATCTAGACGATCTATTCATCTCGCCTACTTCTCTTCCTTGAGCTTTAGCAACTCTCTCTTTAGTAGACAAAGACTCATCGCTCATGATGTCTTGAGATTTAAAAGGATTTTTCATTTCCGATACTCTTCTTCTACCACAACCTGTTTTAGGTACAGGATTATTTTTTTGTACGTATGCCATAATTGTTTTTTTTAACAGTTCCATCTGCGTCTAGCTGCTCGACCTCTTTCGCTTGTCCAGCTTTTTGATCTAGCACAGAATGATTTTCTTCTTTTCGCGTCTTTACTTCCGGGTTTCAACTTAGAAGGTTTAGTTGTTACAGCAGTTTTAAGTTTACTACCTGGGTTTTTTCTTTTATATTCATCAACACCTTTTTGTGTCATACCACCGCCAGCCGCACCACCTGTGCCTGTTGGTTTAGCTTTGTTAAAATTTTTACCAGGGCCAATAGTTCTACGTGGCTCTGCTTTTTTAAACGGATTATTTTTCTGTACGTAAGGCATTATTCGTTATTATTTTTAAAAGATCTAACAAAGTTATCGTCTTTTTTAACTTCATACTCTAAATAAGCTGTTAGTATATGGTCAGAATTTATCTTTAAATCATAAGAGTCTGTAAAAACCATAGATTCACCAATTACAACATTGGCAGTTTTAGAATATACTTTATAACCACTAAGCAAAGTTATACTTTTAGTAGATTGTGTGCTAAAATCTTTTGCTTCTAAAAGCAAAGTAATTTCACCATCAGTATCTAAACCAGAAAGTATTAATCTTTTTATTGTAAACTTATTTATTTGAGTAGATTTAGGATTTTTTATACCTTTACCTACAAACAAATTAGTTTGAGTATCTGATTCTATTTTTTTTACTACAACTTCCATCTATATATTATTACATGTTGTTTACGTAAAAATAGGTGTTCTAATAATTATACTAAAGTTACCTTGCATTGCTACTGTCGAACTACCAGTACTATTACACACAGCAGGCATTACAACGTTCCCCGCAGACAAACTATAAGGCGTAGCTAAAGTTACATTAGTAGTATACGGCCTACTATTAGACTGACCACCATCATCATCACCAGCAGCAAAAGCTCTTTGCCTATACGTAGATGAAACATTATTTCCAATGTCAGGCGTACCAACAAATACAGCTACGTCTCTTGGATTTACTTCACCACCATTATTTCTAAACATGCCAGAAACACCAACCAACTCGCAAGCATGCGGTACATACCAGCCTTGTTGCTGATTGTTAGCTGCTAAACTAATAGTTACAGTTCCATCTATAGCTGTATTTCTAGCTACGCCAGAATTAACAGTATATGAGTCTGATCCAAACCCACCATTAGCAGCTGGAAGTTCATAGTTAGTTCCTGTAAAGCTATTAGTATTAACTTCCCATGTTAGGTATTGATACGAGTATATGTCATTAATAGAAGACGTTGTCGTTTGATTACTAGCGTTACCTATAAATATTTCATTTTCGTCTAAGTTTGGTACGTCGTTGCTTCTACCGATAGCCGAAACTAAAAGTCCTTGACAGGTACTGCCGTTTGTTTTTAAAACTATACCTACGTTTTGTATTGCGTTTCCACTACCTGCTATATCAGATTTATTCTGAGTTAGATAAGGCGCTGATCCGGCATCATCAACATATAAAGTATCACCATCAGATAAACCTGTAAATCCAGATATATTAGTATTGTAAACACCTTGTGATATAGCAAAGTTATCTTTAGTAGACGAAGTGTTCATTTCAGCTTCAGCAATACCTATGCAGGGCATCTTAGATGAATCACTAGCATCAGCTATACCAACTTTAATTCTATCACTACCACCAATCTCACCTCTTGAATATAGCGGCGCTCCAGCTGGTATTGTAGAGCCTTCGTCGTTTCTTACTTTTATATGAACTCTACCAGGTAAACCTACTGTTATTTCTTGACCTGATAAAGTCAAATAATCTTCACCAGTAAGAGTAACATTAGTTGAGTTGTCTGTACCTGCTGGATCAACACCTAAGTTAGTTCTAGCATCGGCGGCTGTTGAAGCGCCAGTACCACCATTTGCTAGTGGTAAATTACCCGTAACTTCACTTGTTAAGTCAATGCCTCCAGGCTTTATTCGAACCTCTCCTGATGCTACGCTAAAGTTTGCAGAATTAAATTTAGCAATACCTTTGTTTGAGTCAGTAGCATCTTCGCCTGCTATCGTAAAAATATCACTTGAGTTTGTAACGTCTATACCTTCTCCACCTAAGAAAGTAAAATTTGGCTGTCCTGTTTGAGCTGATCTCGCACCATCTCCAAGGTCTGACTTTATTGTAACTAAATTAACTACATCTGTTCCAGGAGTGACGCCTAAGTCAGATTGTAAATTAGTACCTGTTCTAAAGCCAATTTTACCATTTGAGTCTGCTACTAAAAACTTGTCAGTATCAGCGTCAGGATTATTTAAAACAGTAAGAACAACTTCAGCGCTAAATGTAGATCTGTCGTTTTCAGATTTAAAAACTATTCTTCCGCTTGAGTCTATAGATAAAAACTTATCAAGTAAGCTACCAGATAATCCAACGTTACCTAGTATAACCTCTTTTTCAAGAATAGAACGATTTTTTACTATATTGAAGTTTGTGCTTTCCATTAATCATAATCTATATAAGATATTGTTACGCTGTCTTTTTTCTCAATAGCTTTAGCAATGCGTGGGTAAATACGTTTATACGCATTGACAGATTTACCAACAAAACCGTCTTTAAGTATAACATTGTTTTCTTGGCTATCTCCAACGATAAGGCAGCCAGCAGTGTGTTCATCAGTGTTTCCAGTATGAATAAGAATATACTCAAAGTTAGGAACATCAACGATATGCAACATACCAATATGTATGTCAGGATATTTTTTACTATATCTACCATGAAAACCACCTTCTTTTCTTAACTCAATATTATATATACCAGCTGGTATTCTAGTTTCACCTTTCACTTTCAAAGCTCTTCTTTCGTCTTCTAAAGTATAACACAAAAAATTTCTACCCACATCTGTAAGCTCAAAAAGCAAGCCATGAGTACAGTCTGCTTGTGAGCTAAACCTTATTACTTCTAATTTCATGTTTATGATCTAGTGAAAAACGCGAACTCAGCTAATATTAAATGCGTGTCGTTGCCTATCGCAGTAACAGCTGCGGACGCTACAACAGGAACGAAAGCAAATTCTCCAGCGTTAATGCGAAGAACGCTGTTTCCGCCGATTGAAACTTCAATAACCTGTGTTGTTGAAGTTGCTCCATCAGACTGTAGGCCTGTATTTTTTATATATACAAATTTTGTTTCAGCGCTAGATGGCACTAATGTAACATCTGATCCACCACTTGCTTCTAGTGCTACTCTAGTAACACCTTGCATAGGTATAGGGTCTACAGTAAGTGTATCTGACTCACTTATAGACAATGAATTTGTAGACACTTGACCAGCCGCGGCTGTAAGCTTTAATGTTGCAGTTAATGTTGCCATTTTTAATTTATTATTTCGTTGTTAAATTTTAATTACTATTTTTCTTTATAAACTCAAGTATTATGTTTAGTTTTTCTTTCACCTCGTTCATTTGCTCACGCAAAGACTCGTGGCGTTTTTCAAAACCAACTTTAACTTCTTTAATACTAAAAAAGAAAAATTTATATAAAGCGTACAAACTACCCATAAGTAAAACTACAGACAGCCCATAATTTTCTATTAGTTTAAAAGCTTCTTCCATTACCCTATAAATATTTTAGCTAGAGCAGCGGCTACAGCAGCGTATAACACCCATATAGCTTTAGCCATAGTTTTTCTAGCTGTTGTGTTTTGATTAACTCTGGAGGCTATACCTTTATCAGGATCAAGCAATTGCTTAGTAAGCATGTCTAACTTCTCATCCATCTTGTCTAACTTTTTGTCCATTTGATCCATTCTCTGTTGCATTAGCGCTATTTCTTTGTCCACTGATTTCATTATTTTAATATTACACACTTAGTCATGCAAATAACAAACTTTCTTGCCTGGCATTGCAGTCTTTTTACATCTTGTACCTTGAGAAGTATAAGAAACACATCTATTAGCTTTTGCTTTTTCTTGTTTTTCTTTTTTATTATTTTGTTTCTTTTCTTCTTTTATTTGAGTTTTAACTTCTTCAACAGCTTGTCTTCTTTCATCTAAGAATACTGTATACTCGTTACTTTTGCCTTCATTACGCACAACTTTCTTACCAACGTTTAAATCCCAAGAGCTCCAACCTAAAGTTAAAAATAACCTTTGTAAGTTAGTGTTATCTTGATTCATCGCTTCGCGTAAGTTGTCTATTTTACGTATAGCTCTAGCCATTGGCACGTTTGTAGTAGCTTCAACAACATTACCTATAGCGATCCAAGCAGGATTATTGTAATCAAACATAGACATGCGCTTCATTACGTCTTTATTAAACTTTCTAGTGTTTAATGCGCTATAAAGTTTTCTAGCTTTAGATCCTATAGGTGGGGATACTTGCAAGCCTTCAACCACAACTTGACCCCAGTCTGCTCTAAAACCTTTTTCGTCTTGTTCCATGTATTCAAGTATGGTGTTTTTAACAGTAGCTAAAGCGGCGCCGTATATACCAGAGCCTCTTAATAGAGAGTCTAGCATACTGTTTAGTATTCTTTGCTCTTTTATTTCCTCTTTATCTTCATCTTCATCATCACTGAAAGCCATAGCAAATAAAGCATTTTGTAGTGACGCAAATATAAAGTTTTGTGCAGCACCATAATACAATATACGAGAGACATTTGATCTCCAATCACCTCTACGGTTTATTAAGTCACCAGCCGCTTTTTTAATAAGTCTATTGTATTGCATTGGCGTATTAGCAAACGCTAATATAATACGACCTAAATTAGAAGCTTGTTGCTGCGATATACGATCTGGTCTAGCAGACTGCTGTGTTTCTTCTGCTATCTCTCTAAAGTCTAACATTGCTTGATCCTCAGCTTCTTGCTGTGATTTACCTTCTTTTAAATACTTTTTAACTCTATTTCTATAAAATGTAGCGCCACCAGACGCGATAGCGAAACTATCAGCAACTTGTGTAGGCGTAAAACCTATTTTAAGTAAATATCTAAGAGCGGCCATAGCTTTATTTCTAGCGCTAGCAACAGCACTAGCTAGCTCTGCTTCATTCACATTAGTCGCTAAACCAGCTCTTCTGTTTTTTAAGAAGTCTGAGTTAAACAAGAAAACAAAGTCAGACCAATATTGTTTTTGATTTGCAAAAGCTCTAGAAGCAGCAAATATATTGTTTTCTTCAAAATTGATAAAGTTAACTGTAGATAACGTCTGTAGTACAGCTGATCTAGCGTTAAAGAACATAATCGCTCCAACAGAGCTGTTGATCCAGTTGTTCCATTTATTTTCAAAAGCTGTTTTACCTTTAGGTCTATTTTGTCCAGTTTCCATACGATACAGTATGTCTTCTAAAGCAGATCTAAAGTCACTACCGTACACGGCTTCTATTTTATTTAAGTTTTTTTGTGAGAATATTTCGTCTTTGTTTTGTATCCATTCAGCTAAAAATTCTGATCTACTAACCTTGTTAACAGCGTTGTCTAAGTCCATAGCTATATTACCAACGTCCCAATTTTCATCAGGCTTGGTATAACCGTTTGATTCTCTTGTTATCATAGACAAGCCATCAGCAAAAGCTTTCACCTCCGCATCTGATTCTACTATCTTTATTAGCTTTCTTTTAGTTGACTCTGCTAAACCTGGTACTTCATACCCAGCTTTATTAAACAAATAAACTCTTATCGCTGAATCTAGTGTATATCCTTTTATATCTGTCTCTTTACCTAACCTCTTTTTAACATCAGGAAAAGCTTTACGAAGAGCTTTGTATTCATCTCTCATACGTTGTTTAATCTCGCTCATCTCGCGATCAGCTCTAGCAAAAGGCTTTATTAAAGCTTCTTCAAAAAACTTTATATCAGCATCACCTTGCGCTCCACGACCAACAAAGTATCGTAATAACCCTGTAAAGTCTTCAGCTGAAGGTGGGACAAACAACGTAAATCCACCTTTGTTTTTACCTCTCTTCTTAGCCTCAACCCTAGAAAATATTTTTTCAGCACCAACACCTTTAGTTCTTTCAAGCATGTTGTTAAATCCATTGTTTAAGCTCTTGCTAAACTGTATTTTTGCTTGAACAGATTTGCCTTTCATGTCTAACTGATTAAACACGTGAGCTACAGCTTCAACATTAGGCAAAGCATCATCCACAAAGTACATATCATTATATCCTTCTGAATATTTTTCTAAAAACCAAGCAGCTTTCGCGTCGCCAGTGCTATTACCTAGGCCAGTGATGTTTTCTAGTGGTATGTTTATACCTTTAGTTTTAAGCCACTCATGTATCGCTGTGGCAGACTCCGCTGGTCTAGCTGTAAGCACAAAGTTATTACTAGGGCCGTACTTAGCTATTCTGTTTCTAAGCTTATTTAGCAATGGTCCTTCAACACCACCTCTAACATTTACAAAGTCTGTAAAGTCAAAAGTAAAACCTCTTTCAGCAAAGCTTGGTCCTTTTAAAGGCCAATCACCGCTACTTATTTTAGTTCTATCACCAGTCTTTGGATCTGTAGCAATTATAAAGTTTTCACCATCTATAATAAGTGTTTCATCAAAATCAAAAACTGAAGCGCCTCTCGAAGGTGTATCTGCGTTAGTTGATCTAGCGCTAAACGACGCTTTACTCATCATGATACCCATGTTTGTATTAGCTCTAGACGTGAGCATGTTACTAACCTTAGAGTAAGCGTCAGATATTTTAAGCACATTACCTTTTTCGTCTATTAAAGGCTCTAGTCTATTGTCGCTAGCTTGCAATGTCTCATCGTTGTAGTATCTAAACCAAGAAGGATCTTGCATTGTAACACCTACTGGTAACGAAGAGTTGTAGCCCGCGTCTTTAAATACATCGTCCATGTCTACAGACGTAACAGCAACCTCGTAGTTTTGCAAGAACTCAGCAACATTTTCTATACCGTTACCGTTTATGTGAGCGTCAAACATGTTCATTAAAACTACTACTCTAGGTATCATGTGTTCGTAGCGGAAAGGCCCTTTACCATCTCTAGCTCTTGGCGTCATATACTTTAGCTTACCAGCTCTAGCTAACACGCTATTCATACCGCTTAATAAAGAGGCCATGTTCATCATTAAGTCAACATTATCTATAGTACCTTCTTTTAAATATCTAGATGTTATTTCTATAATATCATTAAGAAGCTCTTGAGCTATTTTTTCATCTCTTCTTCTTTTAGTTAAATCTCCGCTCTTTAGCTCTTTGATAGCTGTGTTAACTCCTTGGCTAGAAGTTACATTGACTTCTTTACCTTTAACTTTAATTTTTGGCTTAACAACTTTTCCGTTAGTCAAAACTATAGATGCAACGCTTATACCGCCCCTTGCATCAGTCTTAGTATTTACTTTTTTAATATCTGGTATTGTAAGTAACGTGTTATCAATAAAAGCTTGTCCAGGAGGAAAAGGCTGTGTTCTTTGCAAATATTTGTTTTTGCTCATGCTAGCTAAATGACCTTTCATCATCATTATTTTTAGCAATGACAATTCAGGATTACTAGCGTCCCATATTTCGTTTGCAATAGCCGATTGAGTAGCAACCATTTTTTTAACTCTTTCAGGATCTTGAAAAGCTTTAGAAGCTTCTATACTACTACCAGCAAACTGCCTAACTTTAGATAGCATATCATTATCAACCGTAAGCAGCTTCTCTGCTAGTTTAACAGGGTCTTTCGCTATCTTAGGCGTAATGTATTGGAAAGCTTTATGTATACCTCTAGCGATTGTAGGAACGTCAACAAACGGTAAATCACCCCAAACTCTTTGCACAGCGTTTTCAACGCTCTTGTAATCGTTTCCAAGAACAGGCTCGTTCGCAAACTCAGGTATACGATCGAAGAAAAAGCCTCGGCTTTCTACAGGTATTGATCTAGCAAAAGATCCAACCTCTTGAACACCAGACTTAGAGAATAATATAGCGTCATTGCCATTACGTATTCCAGACATCCATTGCATAGGTAATCCTCTTCGCGCAGCTTCTAACCTAATTTCTTGATTACTCCAAACTTTATCTACAGTAGTCCATATACCAAGCACACTTGCGGAAGTGTTTCTGTCTGATCTATCAGGCACGCCGTCTACTATACCAGCAAGCTCTCTAACATCTTTTTCTTTTAGCCCAGGCTTTTTATTAAATGGAGTTAAGTTATCTTTTCTTTTGCCTTTAACGTATAAAGCTTTTTTAACTTTTCCAGATATTTTAGTTGCTTTGTCAGGTCTTTCAACCTCTCTAGTTACACCGTCTGCACCTTTAACCTTAACTAGCTTTACAGTGTGCTGCTTTGGTAGTATCTCTAGTATTACGCTATCATATTTCTTGACGGCTCTTTGAGCAGAAGCTAGCTCACTATCAGATAAATTAGCTAAATAGCTTGGATTCTTAACCTTCTTACCGTTTTCATCGATAATAAACTCTTGTAGCTTTTTAACTGGTATACCTGTTATCTCGCTAACTAGCTTAGTCATTATTCTAGGCGTATCAGCCAAAGAAGTTATATCATCTTTTATATTTTCAAACTCTTTGTTAGCTAATGCTTGAGCGTCTTTAACAGCATTAAATCTTTTAGCTACTATAACACCTTTTGTTTTAGGTTGCTTTGGCTTAGCTGATGGTTCAGCGTCTTCAGCTGTTCTTCTTTCAACCTTTGTACCAACAGCTTCTTCGCTAGTTGATTGTATAATGTTTCCAAATCTAGGATCGTTCTGATAAAACTCTTGAAGTCTAGCGTCTAGTAAGCTTATACCTCTTTGCTTAGCGTTTAAGTAACCCATAACGCTATCGTTTATGTCAGGATTGTATTTATTTAATAGGCCAACCAAACCTCTTGTTTCATTAAACATAAAATTTCTAACTACGTCAGCTCTTTCTTCAGCAGTCATACCTTCTATTGTAGGTAATCTTCTATCTATTTCGTTTTCAAGCTCCATTGCGGCCATGAAAACACCTTCTCTTTTTGTGCTTTCGTCTGTAGAGGTTATTTGATCTTTTCTTTCTTCAACTCTTTGATAAACTCTAGATTCTTGAGGGCCTACATCTTGCGTTTGCTCACCTTCTGTAAGCCTACCCTGTATCTTACCGTCTAACAACGCTCTTTGAGCTTTAGTTAATTTACTTTTCTTTACACTAGTATTGTAGTCTTTTACAAAGTTAAACACATCAGCACCAGTGTTAAACTCTATCTCCATTGCAAATCTGTCTAGAAAAGTTCCTTGTAAGTTCTGTCTTACTCTTCGTATTCTATCTGTAAGACCTCTTTTTTGTAAAACATCAAAGCTTAGATCACCAGTAGCAAAAGCATCCGATGCTAGTGTTATAACTTCTATAGCTTGCTTGTGAATATCTTCGTCTATTTGCTTGTTTATTAACTCATCTAACTCTCGACTCGTAGCGTTAGGATTTTCTTCAATTATTCTGTTTACGTCAGCCTGTGTTGTTTGATATAGCTCTAACTTTTTTCTAAATGTACTATTATTAAACTGCTCTGGATCTAAACTTATCAATAAATTACCAAAAGCGTCTGCTATTTTTAAAGCTGCTTGCTTATTAGTATTTAGTGTTTGTTTTAATATGTCATGTAAAAACTCATGCGCAGCTACATTTGTGTTGCCGGTAGCTCTTGATACTTGCTTGTTTATAACTTTAACATCTCCAAAGTTAAATCCTTCTTGCCTCGCCGCATCTTCAATCTCTTGATCTGTAAGTATTTTATATACTTCTTTTCCTTCTTGTTCGTTTATTTCTTTATAAGCTTCGTTGATAGCTGTTAGCTTTTGCTGAGTATCTTCAACGTCTTCACCAACTATAAAGCTGTCGCCAGAAAATTTTTGAATACTCTCTATTGTTCTATCTAGTATAACATCGGCCTGTTGGTTTACTTTAGCGTTTTCAAACTCTACTTCTAGCTCACCTATTTTATCTTGTATTTCTTTTTTCTTTTCTCCTTTGGCTGTTTTTAATTCGTTTTCTAGCTCTTGTCTTTGTCTTAATATGTCTAGTTGATCGTAGTTAATAAATTCAGGTGCTACAGCTGCAGCGTTTTTTATATTGTTATTGTAAGTTTGCGCTTTATAAATACTTTGTATTTGTTTATCAAGCTCTTCTATTCTACGATCTTTTTGCTCTTGACTTAACGTTGTTAACTTCTCAATTATCTCTTTTTTTCTTTGTATTACAGATAATCTGTCGTTTAAACTTTCGTTAATATCGTAAGTTTCTCTAATAATTGCCTTGTTGAGAGTTTTTCTTTCTGTTTTATATCTATTTCTAGCACCAACAGCACCAACAGTACCACTTAAAGCAACTGTATTAAATAAGAGCTCTAAGTGAGAAGATATATTAAGAGCAGCTGTTTCATGACCGCTTATAGATATACTTTTTAGTACTTCTTGCATTACAAAGTCTAACTCTTCTTCCCCAATTTCTTTCGCTATGTTTGTAAAAAAAGTTGTAACAGCTTTCTTAGCTGCGGCTTGACTTGTAGCTCTTTTTAAATTTCCAGCAAAAGTTTTAAGCGCAAGAGATCCAGCGCCACCTTTTACAAAGAACTCGTCAGGCATAATCATTTGAGTTAAACCTGTTATTACAGATGAAACGTTAGCATACAGTAAAGCCTTGTCTTTATCAAGCCCTCGATCAATACCTTCATGATAAGCATCGAAAACAGTCATCTTATAAGAAGCCGTTATCATATTAACATCTCTTAAAACATTGTTAGCTGATTTCTTTTTAAATACTTTTTTATGGCTGTTTTTAAAAAACTTAGGAACATCTTTTACTTTAGTAAACGTTTTTCCTTTCATAATACCAATCATGTAAGGAAGACCTGTTAACACTGCGTTAAGTGTTTTCATGCCGGTTATATCTTCTCCAAAAAAGTTGCCTGTAGCTTGTTTAAACAGCTGTCTTGATTTATTATCAAAACCACTAGTAAATAGTTCAACCGTAGCTTCACCAAGTTGATCAAAATCTTTTGTTACCGCGGTCTCGCCTTCTGAAGTAGGTATACTTATAGGATTTTGAAAAAGACTTTCTAAAATATAATCAGTAGCGGTGTATTTTTTTTCACCACCTGAAAGGAAAGAGTCTACTCCAAACGCGTCGTAAGCTATTCCAGTTAATCCTACGGTTGAATATAATGGGTTTAAGTACGCAAACACGTCAGAGGCGTCTAAAAGCTTAAGAGCGGAGTCTGTCAACTTATAGACCATAGAGCTTGCTATATTGTCTGAGTTGTTAGCTTTTTCATAAAATCTTTCTTTATACTCAGAGTAAGCTTTTGTAGTCTCTTCAAGCGGAGAGTTAAGTTGACCTGTTAAAGCGTTTATATCTAACTCTACAAAGTTATTTTCATAATCTTCTTGTAGCGTTTCAACTAAACCTTTAACGCTGTTAAATTCGCTGCTTAAAGAGTTTTGTCTTTGCCTTGTTTGTTCTAAGTAATCTTTGTATTTAGCATCTAAATCTTGATATTCAGAAACTAAATTATTGTACGCTTCTATGACTTGATAGTCAGAGTTTTCATCAACATCTCCTAACAAATCAAACTTTTTTTGTAAATCTTCAAACTTACTAGAATATACAGCAATAGTTTGTTCTACGTCTTTGTTTAATATATCTTGATTAGACTCTACTATATCTTGCCTGTCTATTAATTCACCAAAAGAGTCTGCTATTAAAGAATTTCTTTTATTTAAAACAATACTCGTTGCTTCTGACATTAACTGTTTTCTTTCTTCTAAAGTAATGTCTGATATATCTCCTTTGTTTCCAAGTATTTTTTGTTTAGCTCTATCCATACCGGCGCCTCGCGACAACAAGCCGATCATCTCTCTTTTAACTTCTTCATCTAACACTTGCTGCTCTGCTTCAGGTATTTCTTGCTTAAATAAATCAAAACCAAAAAAAGTTGTCTTAGGCCCCAGCCCCTCATTGCTAGTGTACACATCTAAAATCCTATTGTACATGTTGTTTTGGCGAATAGCCTCTTGGTCGGAGAGGGACAAATTTTCTGTGTTTTCAGTAAATTTAATAGCTTCGTCATACTTTACAGCTTGAGTTTTATCTTCAGTAACATTACCATCTGCGTCGTACATGACTATTGTTTTTTCAGCAGTTTTTGGTATGTTCATCGATTCTATTTGAGCTTTGTTGTAATCATAGTCCGACTTAGCTTGAAACGTAGGATCATAAAGCCTTTCGTATTCAAGCTGAACAATGTTATCCATTAACTCTTGAATGTTAACGGCTTCGTAACTCATTGGCGGCAATTTTTCTAATTGAGCAGAATAATCTCTATATTGTTGATTAGACATAGCCGCAACTTTAGCATTGAGTCTTTTTTGTTCTTCTTGCTTTTTCGCGGCTTGCTCTGCCGCTTCAAATTCAGAAGCTAACTTATCAGCGTCTTCTTTAACCTTGTCTATCTCTTCTATAGTTCGAGCTTCGCTTTCATCTTCGCTAGGCTCAGGCCCCATAGGAACATTAAACTTCATAGGGCTAGAGCTTTGTGTATCTTTACCTATCAGTTTTGCAACAGCTAGTCTTGTCGATAAAGAGCCCAAAGAATAAACTCCCAAGTTGGATGCCGTACTTGCGGGCCCTGCAGTTGCATCCTCGATCTGAGGGCTCGTTGACTTTTCCAGGCCATTCATGCTTGTATACATTGCTAAGTCTAAGCCTGACTGCTTAGCTAATACAGATAACGACTGCTCGTCGTATGTGTTTCCATCTTGATCTTTGTACATATTGTATTAAAATAAAGGTTTATAGTTGCGAGCTTGCTCATAAGTAAATACCATCGGTTGGTCACCTTGTCCTTCAACCGGTCGAGTCTGTAATTTACCATTAACATAGTAATGATAATTACCGTCTGCAGTCATTCTAAATTGAGCTTTAGATCTACCTGGAATATCAATAATTTGTGTATTTGGGGTAAACGATTCTTGGTAATTTTTAATTTGTAGCTCTTGATCTTTTATTTTTTGCTGTCTTAATCTTTCAGCCGCGGACAAAGGCTTATTGCTTTTGTTATTGTAATTTTCGTCATAATCACCAGTTCCATATTCACTTATTGTAGACTTGCCATTAGCTTTAACTAAGTTGTTGTGAAAACCTCTAAGCCTTTCAACATAGTAAGCTTTTAGCTCATCTCTTAACCACTCGCCTACAGTTTGATCTTCATTGTACATCTGGTTCCAGTCTGCGTTAGGACTAAACAAATTTACGTCAAAGTCAGAGTTCTCTAAAGAAAAGTCATCGATCCATGTTTTACCATCACCGTCTAAATCATCATACATCCAAGATACCATATTTTTTTTATTAGGATCTTGTCTTGTTCCAAACAATTGGTTAACTAAACTCTCTGCTTTACCTTGGTTGAAAGGTAAATTATTTTTTTGAGTAGCTTCAACTTGACTTCTATATTTAGCGTAAGCTTCAAGACCAGCGTCATCTCTTTTGTATATGCTATTTTCTAAATCATCTAAGCTGACAACCATAGTTTCGCCAGTAGCGTTCATATTAGCTACTACAAACTCAATTTGACCCTCGTTGTTTATAAGCATGTCAGCTTGACCGCTGTGTATTTGGTTTAAGTAATCATACTCTGGCAGATCAAGCATGGCATTAGAATATCTAAATCTACCATCGTTATTTCCTTCACCCTCACCTCTACCATGCATATTAGCCCAAGTATCTTTTGCTGTTTGTATGTTTACCATTTGAGTGTTCAGTGCTTTCCACTTATCTTCTATAGCAATGATTTGCTCTTTTAACTTAGGGTATTCAGGGCTATTAACTCCAACTAATTCAGCTCGCGCTTTTAAATCTGACATTAGCTTTTTTTGCTCAGATAAATACTGAGTAGCCGCGTTAGTGCCATTTTTAAACGTACTAAAAGCGTCATTAGTTTTTTCTAAGCTATATTGCTCTAGCTCTTTATTAGCTTTGTTTCTAACCTCTTGTTTCATTAATCTAACTCTATCGACTAAATCATCAATAGGTTGAAAAACGTTAACAGAGTTTCTAGCTTGATTCATACGTCTAACGCCAGCTATTAAAGTTGCGTCTGCTCTACCGTATTTCATAGGGCTTTTCATTTTATTTGCCGATGGCATAAAGCTAGCGTAATTAGTAACATTTTGAGAAGGATTTATTTTTACTTCAGGATCTTTAGGAGTTGTGTTAGTTCTTAGAGCTTCAGCAGTTTCCTCCTTCGTTGTATTTTTTTTGTTAGGATCACGTCCTTCAATTTGCTTATCAACCGCTTCTTTATTTTTTTCTTTAGCTGCTCTTTCTTCTCGCTTTGCAGCTACTTTGGCTTTGTACTCGTCAGAGTTTTTATAATCACGTATCATAGCCTGAAGACTATCAAAAGCGCTAGATAATCCTGTTATACCCATGTTCTCAACAGGCACGCCAGCGCTAGCTAGCTTAATTCTTTCTTGATCTCTAGCTGCTCTATTAGCCATGTATTGGTCATAGTAACTTGTGTAATTCGGATCTTGTGCCATGACTACTTATTTTTTAGATTTAGCTTTTTTCTTACGCTTAGGTTTGCTAACAGATGATTTCATTTTTGGATCTTTCATAAAAAAAGCTCCAACCATATCTGTAATACCACCTATCATCTGCTGCTCTGCAGCGCCTTTGTTAGCATCTGCCTGAGCTTTACCTTCTTGTGCCATGCCTAAAAGTGTAGCTTGTTTATCAGCTTCCATTTGTCTAGACATAGCTTCTCCTTGAGCTTTCATCATACCAACTTGCTGTCTACCTTGAAGCGTTTGTGATTGAACATCGGCAGCGCCTTGAGCTGCTGCTTGTTGGTTAGCAGCTTCTTGAGCACCTATACTAGCTGAAGCCTGCCTAGACTGCTGTGCCGCTGCACCTGCTAAAGCTTGTATATTACCAGCGCTAAATGATCCGCCAGCTTCCATACTACCCATGATATTTGCTTGCTGCTGTTGAAAAGCATCTCTTTCAAATTCAGCTTGCTGTGTATTAACTGTTAAGTCTTCAAAGGTATTTTCCATACCTTCCATTTCGTTTTTAAGACCAGCGTAAGGATTAGAAGTGTCTAAGTTTTCATAAGCCTTCATTCGCTCTTTGAGCTCTGCGTTAGCTTTTTCTTGTTCTTTTTTTGCTTTTCTATTCTTTATAAAGCCAGATATACCTTTAGCTGCGCCTAAACCTACTGCTGCTATTGTTGCTACTGTAAATGACATATTATTTGTTTTTTAAATATTCCTCGTAGTCTTCTCTATTTAAAGCTACAATGTTTTTTTCTAGTTCTAAAATATCCTGCGTGTTAGTGGGATTTTTGTGTATATTAACAAAAACAGAATCTTCAACAGCGTATATTATTCTTTTTGAACCAGGCTCAGCTAAAACGTAACACGGCGCTAAATATTCTTCTTTTGACTCTTCTTTGGCTATAACCAAATGACCGCTCATCAAAAACCAGACATGCAAGTGTTTATGTATTGCTCCAACTACCGCAGAGTCTTTTTTCATAAACATTTCTCTTACATAAATACCATCTGCGAAAGTGTGTTTCATAGGAAACTTCTGGCTATGAACTATATTTTTACCATCACCTTCAATCAAATCACCGTCAGCTGAAGCTATCAATGTTTTTTCAAAGATTTCTATCTCTTTTCTTCGCGCTAATTTTGTGTTAGACATTATATTGCATTAAATTACTGTTATATAATCACACTTAGCACCTTTTATTTACTGCTTTCAAATACCTCACAGCCTATTGAAAATATCTCAGCTTTTTCACTAGAAGCATTTACAAACTTAATATCTGCAAAATAACCCAACAAGCTAGATAAATTAGCCATATTGTCTTTGCTAAACATTATAAAATCACCATTGCTAGGGACAGGAACATTAGCGTTGTGATTAACCACTATGTATCTTTTGCTAACGTAGAGCACGTCTCCAGATTTTATTATATTGGTGTAACCCGTAGCTGTAGAAACGTTGTTAGAAGTAGCTGAAGGCACATAATATATGTTGTCTCCAACTTGAACAGAGCAATTTATATCTTTGTTAAATTTTAATGTAACGTCAGGCATGTTTTTATTTTTAAGTTTAAGGTATTACTCTTCTAGCTATTACTAAATCTCTACTAGCTCCAATTCTACCTTCACCACTAGGTGACAATATTAAAGGATCTTGAGGAAAATCAGCGTCAATATCTACTCCGCTACCATCTGTTTGGTATATCACGTCAAAAGTTATTGTTCTACAAGTGTTAGACACAAAAGTTCCATCAATTCTATATGTGTAAAAGCCTTTTTGCGTTGTAAATGAGTTAAGACTAAAAGGCTTAATAAAATTACCATCGTCTGGAAAAAATCCTTCTATGGTAGCTTGATCTGTCAAAGGAAAAGCTTCTGCTGTGTTTAAATCAAGAGCTACAAACTCAGTCTGCTGACTATCAACAAGCCCAGCGGTATAAGTAACCTGGTGCGTCAACGTTTTTCCACTAGCATAAGTGCCGTGCACGTTTAATCTATAGAATGTTCCGCTTGGACCTGCAAACCACTGACCGCTCCAGTTTGTAGATCCGCTAGGGTTAGACCCACCAGTACCAGCATGTAGTTGTGCGTGACTGATAGTAGACAATGTAGCGTCTGCGCTTGTACCAGTAGTTCCGTCCCAGTTATAAGCGTCGTAATCACTAGCTTCTGTCTGTGTTAAATCTAACCCTTCAAGAGTATATCCTCCCATGTGTTGGGTAGAGCTTCCTGGATATGGTTTTATAAATATTATTTCGTTCACCCATAAAGAATATTTATGATTAATCACCTCGACAGTAGTGCTAGAACTCATTATAGGTGTTGGTATTGTTATATGTAAACGGGCAGGAGATAAACTAGTAAAATATTCAGCAGATATTTCATTAGGATTTCCATTGCCAATAATATTATCATGATAAACCATAGGTAGTCCACTCCAATGCACCTCCATTAAGACCGTGTTAGATCCGCTGTCTACGGGCTCTATAGTCCCGTCTTCGTTTACTTGAGGTCTATTTTTAAATATAACTTCTTTTACTTGAGAAAAAATATTTAACTGATTATTAGAGTCGTGATCGGCCGAAAGAAATGTTCCAGGATCATCGTACAAAGTTTGTGGAAAGTCAACTACAGTCTCGCCGGGATTCAAGTTAGCAGCGTTGAAGAAGTTTGAATTCTTAAAGTGTAAGTTGCCTGTAACGGCGTTTATATATCCATCAGAAGCAGGTACACCATTCCAAGACGTTATGTTAGCAACCGTACATATCTGATTCAAGTTTGGAACTAAAACGCATTGCCATATATTATTTAAGTACTCGCTAGCATTATCGCTTAAAGCATTTTCATTGATTTGATCGTCACTTGGAACATCAAAGCCAAAAACAAAATAATTGTATATATCATTATTTACGCCATACTTAAAGTTGATCTTATAAGTTTCTGCAACAAACTCTGTGTCTGGATCTGGCGTTGTATTTACTCCGCTGCTAAATTGTTCAAAGTCTTGATTTGTAAAAACGCTTGTCAATTGCTGACCTATATCCGCGTTAACTCCAGAATTAGGAGCTCCAGCTATTGAGTATGGATTATTAGCGGCCATATCTACATCTTCGAATATAACTGTAATATTTCCACCACCACTAAAATGCTCCGTACTTGTAGTTGGAGTGAAAGGTAATTCTATATCTTCTTGTATAAAAGATATAGCTGGGACTCTAAAAAAGTCTACATTAACTTGACCGTCAGTTCCACCAGTAGTTGGGTTGTAGAATATTTTAACAGTCAAGCTTGTTTGCTGACCTTGAATATTAAAGCCTGGTTCAAATGCGAGGTTGTATCGGCCGTTAGCGCTGCTAAGCGTAGCCGCATTACCATCTGCAGCATCTGCGTAAAAATTAAATAAGTTTTTTTGTAGTAACGTAGCAAACTCGTTAGAAGTAAACAAGTTGTTATCACCTCCGCTGTGCTGAATAGTTGCGTTTGTGCTTTGTAGCTTGTTATTGTTAGAAACATCTGTTTGAATGTTGTTAACCTCAAGCAAGTTAGATACAAAGTCTAAATTAAAACCGTCATCGCAGGTTATAGTATACGAAGCCACATGAGTAGATCCGTTTGTTGGATTTATATCAACGCCGCTTAGCTGAAACACAGCTTGATGTATGTTGCCGTGAGGAGGCAAAAAAGTGTCTGTTAGAGTTGTTATTTCTGAACCTGCAGAAGTCAAAGTATAATCGCTAGATACAGCTTCAGCTTCTATAGTGTACGGTTGATTATTGTCTGATAAAGAAATTCCTTCAGTACCATTTGCGAAAAACTCAAAGCATAGAGCTAAGTCGTGATTTACTAAAGCAATACTTGTCATTGAAAAGCCTAGGTCGAAATCTAAATTAGAGGTAACTGCCGTAGCACTATAAGTTATAGTAAGCGTAACGCTAGACTCACCACTAGTAGGTATATCTGTGTTAACATCGTAAGAAACTCCTTCGTAAGATATTGTTGGCGTAACACTACTCACCGCGTCTAAAGCATCGGCGTCTAAGTCTATATCACCAAGAACAAAGCCGCTTGCAGCAGTAAGAGTTACAGTACTAGTTATTGTGTCTGCATTAGTTCCGTTTAGTATAGAGTCTGAATCGCCTACTATAGTTGGAGCGTCGGCAGAGTTGGTGCTCATTGTAGCTGTTATAGTATGAACAACTCCAGAGTTGTCGCCACCAATAGAAGCTCCTAAAGTATCTATACCTTGAAACGAAAACTCTTGAGGATCTAAATTACCAGATCCACTACCATCGCCTCCGCCTAGAGTATTAGACCATGTTGTTTCAGTTCCTTTTATATTATTAAACCATTTACCTTCTTTTTCTTTAAACTCTACTACAGAGCCTTCTTGTTGGTCAGTAATTATGGATTCTACATACCAGCCTTCTCTAGCTATGTTGTTATAGTACTCTTGATGGCCTGGTGCAACTCCGTCATTTGGAGAATCATCAGCTACTTGAATAATCCTAGCTTGACTACCTTCGTAGTTTAAAGTGTTAAAGCTTTTTATAGAAGAAGGCATATCATTAACGACTGGTGTTATGCTAGAGTAATATTGAACGCCATAAAAATTATTTCTAGCAGCATTTCCAGGGTTTAATCCATGTTGCCAAGTTTGACCATCTTTAAACGTGTAATAAATATTATTTAATGAAACACCTTGCTCTAAAGCATATCCTCTGAAACTAACCCAACCGTTCGTGCTTTCATTAAACGATAAAGTATTTACTTCTTTAGTGAGATTAGTTGAGTCTATGTTGGAGTGAATAGTAACATCGTACTCGTCTTTTTTAGAGTTAAACGAACCTATTATAGCGGCAGCTTTATTTAGAGTGTCAGCGAAATAATCTTTCATGCCTATCTCTGATATTTTAGTAAGGCCGTCTTTAGAAAGTCTTAAAACAGCGCCTCTTGCTCTATCTGTAAAATAAACTCTATATTCGTTTTCAGCAAAAGATTCTGGATTTCTCGATATACCATGGTCGCCAGCGAAAGGTATAGCTTGCCCAAGAACTCTGTTTGAAGCTGTTAAATTAGTGTTGCCGTCAGCGTTAAACAAAGCGTCTTTGCTAGATAATATTTTTAATATTTTGTCTTCACAAAAAGCTACAATATCCGTGTTTCTCGAAAATAACTTTTGTATACTACCGTATTCAGGATTTAAGTCTTTTGTTATACCTTCAGCTGTTATAAACTGATTTAAGTTATTGACACTGTTTTTAGAGTTGTATATTCCAGAAAATATTAAACCGTGTTTAAAATGTTTTCTTTTGTAATTAGAAGAAACTGTAGATACTTTTACGCCATTGTCGATCTTAGGAGCGTTAAATTTATCTAAAATTCTATTTGTCTCCACACCATTTCCGTAAGAAAAAGCGTTGTGAAATCTAAGTAGCGCTGGTAATCCCCAAGTGTAAGATTTTATGTAATACACGCAGTTATCCGTGTCGTATTTTACTTTTCTAGTTCCATCTAAAAAAGTTTTAAAGTTAGATCCTTCGGCTTGAATCGCAGCGGCCGCGTCGCTAGCATCTAAATCTATTTCTACACTAACGCAGCTTTTATCTTTTTTATACACTTGAATCCAAGCTCTTTGCAGGCTGTCCCAAGTTGCAGCATTAGCTACCGAAGCAGTTCTAAGCTTTACTATGCTTTTATTTAATCCTTTAACAGGTGAACCGTAAACACTCTGTATTGAGTTATGCATTCTATCATAAAACGAGCCAGTGTCTGTGCCATTTTCACCTTCATTTTGAGCCGATCCGTGACCAATAGTTTTAACAGATCCATCTGCAAAAATACCTCTAACTAAACATTGATCGCCAGGCTCTATAAAATTTTGTATGTTTTGATTCCAAAGATATACAGGGTTTGCGTTACCTATTTCATAGTATATATCTAAATCTGGACCTGAGTCAGGCATTGTTTCAAAAACAACTGGATTAGATCTTGTCGATACAATTTGAGTAGTGGCATTTCTAAAGTTTCTTCTAAGCTCAGCATTAGCTTTTATTTTAACAAAAAATTTACCTTTCTTGTCTTCGTCTGGTATAGTAACACCTTCAGGAAGCTCTGGGTTAGGATGCTCGGATTCGTCAGGAAGAAATTTAGGATTTGGAGCTTCGTTAGATATAGCTAATACTTTATATTTAGTTTTATTTCTAGTGCCTGTAAAATGATCTTGTGGTTTAGAAACCATTAAAATATCATCTTCTTGTATTTTATTTCTTTCAGAAGAGTTAAATGCAATCCAATATTCTGAAGCAGCTTCGCCAGATATTTTAGCTGGATAAGCTGCGTGCATAGCCAAGTTATAATACTCGTTAGAGTTTTCTTTAATAAAATATTTGTAAAATTCAGCCCAATAAGGTATTGTGCCTTTTGGACATATTGCAATTTTTAAAGCTGAAACACCGCTTCTATGTTGCTTTTTATCAATGCTTAAAGCTGAATCTTTCCCTAAAATTACAGAAGATTCTCTACCATATCTATCTTTAAAAACTACACCTATAGTATATGTTCTACCTCTTTTAATTGTAGGAAAAATAAAGCCACTAGGAGTAAAGCCGTTCACATCAAAAATACCTAAACCTTGATTAAGACCAAAACCATACTCAGTATTGATGCTAGAAGAAGATCTTTCTGAAAAGTTAAAGCTTATTTTTTTTGAATTAGAATCTATCAAGTCGTAATCAGCTTGATAATTACCATATATTATTCTACTAGAAGATATACACTGGCCTTTCGCAGATACTGGAACAGCGTCGAAAGGTCTAAATACTTGCATCTCTGGTATTACACTTCCTACGGCGCCAGGTGGCACTATAAAAAATCCTCTCATGTCAGAAGCGTTACCGTTTCTGTAGTCAAACAAATGGTTGTGATTTAAAGCAGGCACTAAAGTACCTCCTTCACCTCCTTGATGGCTATCTTCAAGTAGTGGATATTGTCCACCGCCTAGAGGATTACCGCCCCATTGACCGCCTGTTATTAAAGGATTAGCAAAGTTGCCTAAAGGAATATGCTTGTCTCCACCTTGAAGTCCAGCGTGGTTCCAATTACTAATTGGCTGATATGTAGATATATCACCAATGTCGCTTAAAGAACTAACAGATCCTTCTCTTTTTATATTTTTAAGTAGATAAACATTCGTGTTGCCATCTTCTTTATAAAGTATATCTACAGACTCTATGTCTATAGGCCTTAAGCTATTTCTTCTTTTAGCAAAGCTCGGAGAGTTGATTTTTGTTATTTTACCACCGCCTAAAAAATTAGTTATAGCTAGCCATTTAAGATTATTTGATATAGCTTCATTTTGACCTTCTTCTGCGTTGTACAAATAAGTGCTCTTTGGCATAAAGGCTGGCTGTGAAAATGGTGATATTGGAGAGACTTCTCCATCATTATATCTCCATCTATATGCAAATCTAACAAACTTATCTTCGTACATTACGCCTGATTCTTCTCTTAAAAAAGCAACCCACTTACACTCTGTAGGCGTCGTAGTGCTGTTAATATCACCAGCAGCAGAGTCTATATAACCTTGGTTAGCATCTAAAATCACGACTTTTATACTTGTTATTTTGTTTTCGTCGTATTGAAAATGATGAGTTATAGGCTCAATTGTAACTTCTGTAATTTCAACAGTAACTCTATACCCATGCCTACCGTTATACAGGTCAAGAATATCTCCAACTTGCCAAGCGCCCTCGTAAGGAAATCTTTGAACATTAACATCGTTGTAAGTAGTTTCTTGTGCGTTTTCACTACCTCTTGATGGATCTACAAAAAGCTCAAACACTTGGTCAGCGTTAACAGTGTCGCCGTCATCATCTACTGTTCCAAATTGTATAGTGTTATCATCTCCAAAAAAACCAATGTCAGAAGCTACTTCGTGAGTGTTTCCTGATGTTATCACAGTGCTTATTTCGCCACCAAGACCAACGTTGTTACATATAGCTTCTCTACCACCAGGACCAAGTCTTTTAGTGTCTCTCATCCAAAGCTCAGGCGCAGATATTGGCCCAAGTCTAGCCACAGTAATATCATCTTTAGTCATTACTTCGTGCATTGTGGCAATGCTAACCCCTTGCTCGTCGTCAGCTTCGTAGTAATATCTTGTAGTATTGTATAGATTAGGCGTATCACCTAGCTGACCAATTAGGTTTAATTTAGAACCTTCTAAGCCTTTTGTAATGTTTATTTTTTTAGGCTCATCATAGTCTGTTGTAAAATACAACAAATCATCAACAACATCTATGGCTGTTATTTTCGTGTTTTCAGGAGTAGCACTTGATACAGTGTTTCCTGACAATGTTGCGTCAGTATAACTATGAACTGTACCTGTTCTAAAGTTTAATATTCTTTCATTTGAAAACTTTAAAACTACACCAGCCTCAGCATCTGCTTGACTTAATAAAACATCTTTACTCAATCTTAAAGTTAGTACAGTGCTAGTTATTTCAGGGTTAGGAAAAACACTAGCACCAGTCACTGTAACGTCCATAACATAAACGCCTTCGTACACATTAGCCCAAATGTTGTTGCCGTTTAAATCGATAGCCTGCACTGACATTCCCGGTACAATTCCATTAACGCAGTCTGTAAAAGTTAACTCTCCAGTATGGTGATGAGTTGCATCTTCGTATGTAACAAAGCCGCCGCTGTGTGCTGTAGTAAAATTAAACTCGTTACTAGCGGCAGCTTGAAAACCCCAGTCAGCTCTAACTTCGTATACATCTACAAATATAGGCTGCATTTTAGAGTTGGTAGTGTCAGGCGTTATTTTAGTTATTAAATCTGCTTTTCTACCTAAAGAAACAGGCTTATGAAATCTATATTCTTCACCGACTGGATTTGGACTTTGAAAAGCTTTGTCCATGACTATCCGCGTAACAGCTCCTAAATCAGTAACAGAAACTACTTTAGTTCCTTTTAGTATACCTGTAGTAGCATTACTAAAAACAAAATCACCAACAGCAACGCTAGCCGCTATATCAGCATTTATTGTAACCGTATCGTTGACAATAGTAGTTGTTGAAGTTGCGGACACGGTGCCAACGGCAGAGTTAGTTTTAGCGGGTCTTGTTTCATAATCAAAAGCGTTCGCTATGAAAGAATATATAGCGTTTTCTCTTTCATCTGTTACAACTCCAACAACTTCAGCAGAAGAAGATATTATATTTGTAGTAGCGGTTGTGGCTATTATATTGTCTTCTTTTCTGCCTTCCCCACCTACAACTAAAGGAGTGTTTAAAACTGTTAAATTGTTCGTAGCCGCAGGATGTAGTATGTTTACATTTCTTCTTTTAGCATAAGGCTTATGAAAAGAAACTAAATCTAAAGATTTATTAGACAATATATTTCTAGCAGTACCAACATCAGATCCTTCCGCTGTAGACACTTGTATGTTCATAGCATCTCTATACTCTCCGTTTGATACTAATCTTTCGTCAAGGTCTTTGTTCATTCGACCTTGCATAAAATTTCTTTTCAACTCTGGCATCTACTAGTGTTTAATATGTTTAGACTTACCTCTTAATACTTGAGTTATTTCTTCTAACTTAATATTTGATAATCTAAGCTTTGCTTGTCTCTTAGCGGCTCTAGCTTCTCTTTTATATCTGTCAACTAAATATTCTGGAGTGTTAGCTCTTGTAGCTAAAACAGCGTGAGCTATATACTTATACATTGCTTCTTCAGCAAATTTATGAACTTGCATCTCAGCTTCAGTTCCTAAACTATCACTTATGTATTTTATAGTAACAGGGTTTCCAGCCATATTTGATGAGAAATGTATTTTTCCTTTTAGCTCGTCTATATAAAAAGTTCCATTAACTTGGGCGAACTGAGGATCAATACCAAATCTCTGGCCTTGATTAGAGTTATATATAGAGGTGTCATAATCTCTGATATAATCATCGTCTATGCTTGATAGATCGCTTTCTCCTTGAAATCTATTCCAAGTTTCAGAATCTGAAGTTTGTATTTCATCATTAGCAAGTGTGTAGCTACCATCAGCGTTTTGTGTTATTTTTTCTGGATTACTACTTATTCTAGCTGGATGTATGAGATGTTCTATACCGCTAGAGTCAGTGTATGTTATTTTGACATAGTTAACATAGTCATGAGGCAAAGGTATTTGCAGTGTTGCTGGAACTTCAACTTCTTGAGCTTTGGTAGATTTAAAAGTATCAAAGCTAAGCTCTTGCAAAGCTCTTTGAGCATGGTACACTACGTCAAGTCTTTTTATTTTAGATATAATTTTATCTTCACCAACGTAGGCTAATAAAAACTGATCTATTACAGTTTGTAAAGATGTAAATTGATAATTACCGTAATTCTCATCTCCACTATTAAAACCATTATCTGGCCCTTCGTAATAGTCACCTGTTGTTCCTTGAAATAACGGCATATATTATTGTTTTTCTTGTTGTAAATTTTCTTGTTGTTCTAATGAAGCTGCTTGAACTAAGCCTGGTTTATTTATAATTATACCAGATAGCTCTAATATTTTATATACAAGCGGCATTTCCTCTGACTCGTGTAATTCAAAGTTTTGAGAGGTGGAAGCATTGTACATTGGATATTCATTACCACCACTTGAGTTTGGCACAACTGTATATCCCCAATAAACTTCGACTGGTCTTGTAATAAAATTATGCGTTATCGTATCTGTTGATGTCGCTGTTGGGTATAGCTTTATAGATGTATCGCTAGTTCTAACATACACTGGATTTGAAGAGGTTGGCCTAGCTAAAGGTGATACGTTGTATTTTGTAATTTCATTAGCGTTTACTAAAGGTACTTGTGTCGCATAAGTTTGACCAGATCTCTGCCACATAACCTCACCTAATCTATAAACAGGATTTACACCTCCGTTACCAATAGTAGTATTGTCAACTTGTCTAACTTCTACGTAACCAAAAGTAATATACTTGCCAATAGTAGCGTCTCCATTTTTTAACAGCACGTTGTGAGCACCATTTGACTGAGCTTCAAAAGTGTAACTAAATTCACCATTTTCAATATCTAAAACAGTTAGATTTAACGCGTGAGTACCTAATGAATCTATTTGTACTTGATAGAAGCTTGGTGAGTTATGATCTATAACAGAGTAATCTACGATATACTTCTCGCCTGCTACTAAATTAAAACTTATGGCGCTTTCAGCAGTATGAGCACCGCCACTAGATTCAATTTTCAAACCACCGTTAAAACTATTAGCAGAAGAAGGTGGTACGTGGCTAATAATACCGTTAGCTGGAACTGCTTCAGTCCAATCACCAGACGTAACAGTGTCTAATTCAAAGTCATCTTCAAAACTTAAAGTAGCGGCTGTTAATGGTTGATCGTTCTTTTTAAAAAAAGATATTTTTTCTTCTAATATGTGCAGCATGTCAGCGTACTCTGTTGAGTTGCCCGGCGCTCTATTATAAAGATTTATATCATAGAAGTACTGCTCAAATATTTCCATCTGAGCTTGATTAGCTAGTAAATTAAATTCAAGAGGTGTTATATATCCTCTTTGCTCTTTGTTAGCGAGCGCTAACACTCTTTGATATACAGTGTTTATATTTACTGCCATTGATTATGTTTTTATAGTTAAGCAACCACCCCGAAGAGTGGCTGCTCTTCTATATAGTGATTACGCGTTTAATCGCTTTTCAATATTAGAGTAAATCTCCATGCCCTCATCTGTTTTAAACCAAGCGGCTAAAGCAGAATATGGGTGTTCATCAAACGGGACTGTCATGATTTTTCTATCATTTGAGGCCCATGTAAAATAACGCTGATCGTTAGATAATTTAATTATTCTAGCTTCGACAGCTTTTATACCAAAGTTTCTAAGCTGAACATTATCATCTGTAGTCAATTCTAAGAACAGTTTAGGATTTCTTTTAGCAAACAGTAGTAAATCTCTTTTAAGTTCCTTAGAACTCAACTCATTTACTTTAGATCCTATTTCTACTCTCATTATAGCCTCAGCTAAATCAATATCCATAGATCTTGCCACAGTCAAAGCTTCAACTTCGAACTCTAACCAGTCTAATTCGTTTTCAGCAATTTTAGCCGGCATGTGCTCGTAGAATACTTTATCTTTTTGCGGGTGATACATAGATAGCAGTTTTTGTAAAACTGTTTTTTCTTTAGGCACATACAAAGCGCCGCTTCTAAATATAACGTGAGAAAGTCTTTGATCGCCTTTCATTTCGTCAACAAAGCACGTTTGCTGGTTTTCGCAGTATTTAAGCTCTCTTTCATAACCTTTTTCTTGGTCAAAATAAAAAACACCATTTGTTCTTAAAACGTAAGACAAAGGCTTTTTTCTACTTTTTAAATAATAAACTCTGTCTTTTATTTCCCACTCAGGCTTTTTTTGCTGAGGCTTTTTAATAGCTACATCAACTATTTCATCTTTAGTTTTGTGTTCTGTATAAACAATTTTCTCAATCGTTTCGTTTATAGAACTTGTTTCAGGTTGTTCTACAGCAACCTTCTTTGTTACTTTTTTCTTTGTCATAATATAATATAATAAAAATTAAAAAAAAAGATCGGGGCCGAAGCCCCGACCGTAATTAATTTACTTCAATAACATGAAGTTGTTTGCGCCTTGAGTTACCAAACATCTTTCAGATAGGAAGTGGATTTGCATCGCATCTAAAGCAGATGTAGCAGCTCCAACTGAACCAGTGGTCCAAGTTTTCATTCTTCTATTGTCAGTTTGAGAAGCTCTAAAACGAACGTGCAAGAAAGGACGTCTAAGATTTTGTCCTAATTGCTGATCGTAAACAGTTGAAGTACCTGCAGGGATAATAACTCCACGGATAGCCTCAGCTCCAGCAGCGTCATTGATACCACCTCTAGTAGCTTTGTCATTCAAGTAACGGAAGTCAGACTTGTAGAAGTCATAAGAACCTCTTCTAAATCCAGAGAAACCTAAATTAAGAGCCATGTCTTCGTCGTTTTCAAAAACACCGTAAGATGTACCACCAGCGCCGTAAGAGTTCATAGAAGCTAACATATCATCTATGGATAAAGAGACAGCTCTGTTAACAAATAACATGTTCTCTTCGATAGCACCTTGCTTATCAAACTCAGCTAAAATTAAATCAAACTCAGCTAAATCAGTAGCAGCGGTAACACCGTTGATACCTGTAGTAATATTACCTCTTGACTCAATAGCCGCAAATAAACCTTCAGTACCTACTTCATTAACACCTGCAGCTGATCCAGGCATAACGTTAGATCCGTCTATAAGTGAACCAGCAACGTTAAGCTCAGATTCAAGCATAGCCATCTCTAAATAATCGTTGAAACGAGCACGAGTATCAGCTTCAGCTTTTAAGTACCATAAGTAACCCGACTGTCCTTCTTCGCCAGTAACTTCAACCCAGCCGATACGAGATGTATCAGATCCTGATACTTCGTAATAATCTTTTAAGATGATCGGCTTGTTAGTAAAGCTTTTGAAAGCAGGTTCGTTAGCACCTCTACTATCTTCTTGAGTAGTAGCAGCGCCACCAGTCATATACTTAACACCTTTGCTAAACTCAGAACCATATACTAAAATAGTAGTTCCTTTAGCAGTAGTGTTAACTGTTAAGTTTGCGCCATCGTAAGGAGATACTTCTATAGTAGCACCACCAGCAACAACCGCTGTAACTAAACATTTTCTAACACCGTCAGAGTTAGCTACGATAATAGTATCGTTAACTCTAATACCATGGTTGTTAGGATTAAACGCATTAGAAGCGTTTGTTTCAGTACCATCAATATCACCTTCAATAGTAATCGTGTCAGTGGCGCCTTGACCAGCGTTAGCACCAGTGTTGTCTGTAACGTTACCAGTATAAGATAAATGTAATCTACCTTGCTCAGACCATACAACTTGGTCAGAAGTCATAGCTTCTTCAGCTCCAATTTTTGATAAGAAACCTGAGATAGTTCTCGGTCCGAAAACTTCAGCTTCTTTCTCCATTAGATCTGGTAAGTATTGCTGCGCCCAATCATTGGCGCCGCTTGTAAAATCTAGGTAATTTGTTTCTAGCGTCTGCTTTTGTGGAGCAGGTACACTATTTAATAATCCACCATTAGTAATTGCCATAATAAATAGTTTTTAAATTGTTAATTAATTTCGTTTTTTAAATTTGAACGAAGGGGTTGTATCTAAATCAAGTGCTCTAACTTTAATACCGTTCGACTCAACTTCACCATATGAAGCTCTAGGAGACATATCGATATTTTTTGCTTTAGCAACGTTCTCTTTCAAAGCATCGGCCTTGCCTTGCTCGTAAAAGTGCTGTGCTAAAGCGTCAGCATTCATAGCTGCATATAAAGCTCTATGATACTCTCCAGCGTTAGTAATCTTTCCTTCACTATCAATATATTTGCTAATGAAGTTGTTAATATCGCTTTGAGTTTCTTTTACTTTATTAGGCTCTTTAACGTTGTAATAAAAACTTTTATCTCCAACTTTATATTCAAAACCTTTGAAATCGTTGTTAAATAGATTGTTAGTTTTTTCTACAAATACATTAGATCGCTCTTCTGCAACTCGTTGATTATCTTCAACCTCTTGGTTATAGCGATTAAAGAAATCCATTGCCTTTTGATATTCATCGCTAACAATTGGCTTTGCTTTAATCTCGTCGTAATACTTAGACTTTTGCCCGTCTAAATAGGCCTTAGCTTCGGCAACCTGCTCTTTTAAAGCTAACTTTTTTCTTCTAATTTCACGATCGTCGTCAACCTCTTCGTCAAAAGAAAATTGATCGTCCATCATAAAGTCTCTTTCCTCAGCCGATAAATGCGGCTTAGTTATTTTATAATATTCGTTCAAGGCTGTAAGATTGTCCATATCGCTATAGTCTTGATTTAATCTTACGTAATCTTCAACGCTACCACCGGTTTCGTTCATAAAACCGATTAATTTTTCTATATTCTCAGGTAAAGGATCACCTGTTTTTTCAGATTGTTGAATAGCGTCGTTAGCTTCTTGAACTAATTCTTTTAATTCTTCTGTCGGCTCTTCGCTTTGTTCGGTAACTTGCTCATCTGCTGCTTGGACGTTTTCTCCGCGTACTTCTTCGCTAGTTTCGGATTCGTCGCGAACAGATACCTCATCTGTGTTTTGCTCCTGAACGGCATTTTCTAATTCGTTTATTTTGTTCATATCTAGAACAATAGTGCCATCATCTTTGTAAGACACAGGCGATTCTTGCTCTTCTACTTGCTCTTCTTGTACAGTCTCTTCGTTTTGTACTTCTTCAATGTTTTCGTTTTCTTCCATAATATAAAATATAAGTTAATAGTTATCTAGGTTCAAAATTGTTTAAGCCAAAGCCACCTAACGTATCATTACCTGATGATTCAAACTTTTTAGGTGGTTTACCTGTTTTTCTCTGGTCTATAAGTTCACTTTGTTGAGAAGCTTGTATTTTAGTTCTTTCGTCTTTTCGATCTTCTTTGTTGTCTTCTCTTTGCTTGTTTATGCTAAGCTCCATCTGCTTTAACTGCATGTTTATTTGGAACTCATAATTCATTAATTCTTTCTTAACATTAGCTTCTTGAGCTAATATTTCAGCTTTCATTTGAGTTTTAGCTTGCTCTAATTGTATCTGAGTTTCAACTAAAGCTTGACTTTTTTGAACTTCAGCTTGAGCGGCGACTTGCTGAGCTTGAGCGTTTGCTTGAGCTTGAGCTTTTATGTTTTCTTGCTGCATGCGTTGATCGCGCTCTACTTTCTTTTTTCTACGTATTTTAAGCAGCTTGTTAGCAAGTTTAATATTTTTAATTTCTCTAAGATCAATAGCATCTTCCAAATCTATAGCTTGCTGCTGAAGTGATTGCTGTATGTTGTTTTCTAACAATTGTTTTTCTTCGTCATCTGGCGCAAGCTCTAGAGATATTCCAAAGTCGTAAAGGTGCAAACTTTTAACATCTTCTAAAGTCCCAACATTATGAACACCTATAGCTTGTATGAACGCGTCTCTAGTTGGAGAGAACTCAAGTAAGTCAGATATTCTAAGAGATAGCTGCTCAGCTACATTTTGACTTAAAAATAAACCAGCTTGCAATATGTGTCTTGTGGCTGTATTACTATTAGCGGCCGCTAATTTTTGTATTCCTACTAACGCGTTTCTATCAGGAACTGAAGCGTCTTTAGCTTCGTTAAGACCTGTGACGTCGCGTATCATTTGTAAATAGTAATTGTAAGTTTGTATTAAACTTTGCATCTTCTGACCACCAGAGCTAGAAGCTATTTCTTGTATAGGTACTCTACCTTGATTAGGCTCTCCTAGCTCGTTCATTGATCTGCCAATAACACTACCTGTTTGGAAGAACATATTTAAAGCTTCTTGTGGATTGTAGTTTGTACCGTTGCCCAAGTCTATTTCAGCTAAGCCATCAGCGTCTAAGTATATACCATCTGGTATCATACGTGACATAACCTGTTGTAGCTTTAGATGCGTCAACTGTATCATATCAGCAAAACCTGTTATACGTTTTACTAACGAATCAATTTTACCATTATACATACGGGGCGCTACAATACTGTAGTTCATTTGAACTTTGTTATAATCAGACTTAGGTCTAATCATATTCTTAGCTTGCTGCCATTTTAATATTTTATCAGTGCCTAATACTAAAACGCCTTCAAATAAAGTTTCAACTTTTTTACTAATTCTAGAGAAATTAACTTGCTTTTCTTCCGGCGGGTTAAACTGATCGTTTTTTTGTATTGCTTTTTCGCCGCCGCTTGGCAAAGACTTTATCTTATAAACATCGTTCATAAAAGTCTTATAGTTAAAATACAAAAGCTTTACTTTGTTTTCATCTTGATACTTTTCGCCTCTACTTTGATAAGCGCTATATTTACCAGTAGAAACGTTGTATTGTTTTGATATTTCTTTTAAATCAGACTCTGTTAAGTTAGGAAACTCTTTAGCAACTTCATTTATAGGTAAGGTCTTAACTTCTCCCACGTAGTATATGTCTTCAAAATAAGGTGAGTCTGTATAAGAATATACTATATCTGCTGGATCAACATATTCTACTTTAACACCTTCAGAAGTATTAAAAGAAGTTTTTACGCAAGCCATACCTAATACAGCTAAATCATAATAAAATCTTCTCTTTATTAACTCGTATTTATTACCTTCAAGTAAAACATTAATAGCTTGTTCGTTTGCAAGCTCTACAGACTGCTTATATGTTAGCTGCATGTGAAGGTCTAGCTCTTCTTGACTTTCTGGAAGCTTATCTTCTGGAGTGTTAAATATGTCTACTTTAAATCTTTCTTTGCTAAACTTAGCTAGATCTTTTGTTCTCATATCCTCTAATATAGACTCCATATATGAAGTTCTTTTATACATACCATAAGGATCTTGAGAGGTGGCTTTTATTTTGTATGATCTATCTGACATACCATTAACTAGTATGTCTACAAATTTAGGAATAATTGGAACAGGCTTCCAGTCTAGGTTTAGATAAGACAAATCACCATTTATTGATAATTCATCTTTGTATTTTTGTATAGACTGCTCTCCTCTAGCGTAAAGTCTTAGCTTGTGAAACTCTTGTTTGTTGGTATAATATCTATTAGTTGAGTATGTTTCGTTAAACCACTCACGCTCGATAGCTTGAGCTACTTTCAACCCATACTCCATCGACATTTTCTCTAAATCGCTAACGACTTGACTTGGAAAATAATTATTTGCGTAATTCGCCATACCTACTGTTTAATTATTTTTGAAACAGTGCTACTGTTATTAAACCTAGCAATGTTTATATTTAATTTTTGTCTCTCTATCTTAGCGCTCGGCGCGTACAAATGTCTATTGCAAGCCATGATTGCTAATCCACTACTTATTGAAGCATCAAACTTAGTTCTTTTGTTTATATCAAACTTAGCCCAATCATTCAACGTTTCATTAAAATACATAGTACCATAAGTACCATCACGTAGGTGACCAACATGGTTTTGTATATACATCTCTATAGCCGCAGCGTGCGCTTGTTTTATATCTTCGCTTGAGTTTGGTATACCACCAATCTCTTTTTCAGCTACGCTAAGTTTATTCCAGGTTTTATCAGGTCTGTTCATACTAAATCCTCTATAACCTCTTCTTCTAAAATAGTATAATAATCTTGGTTTGTTATTTTCAGCAAGCAGTGGCATACCATAAAATACACATGCCATTAATACATCTTCAAAAAATATTTCAGCGGTTTGTGGTCTAGCTATATATTCTAAAAAAAACGTATTAGCTGGTGCGCTTTCCATTGAAAACTTAGTCAACCCATGAAGAGATCCGTTAGATCCTCTTCCATCAACAGTGCCGCTAATATCATAGCTGTCGCAGCCAAAAGCGCCCATGTGCTCGTTTCCAGGAAATTTAATTCCATTTTTTACTATTATTTTATTTTGAAGGTGTTGTTGGGGTGTCCAAGATATTTTAAATCTACCTTTTGGATCTGGATAAAATATTACTTGAGTGTCTTTTATTCCGTTAACCCATTGAAAGTTTCCTGTGTTGCAAACAGAAGAACTACCAATACCTTCATTATAATCTATTTGTTCGTATATTTTTACTAAGTTAAATATACTATTTTTTGTTTCATCTCTAAACGCATGCTCTTCAGTTCTTGGAAACTGTCTATAGAACTCGTTAAGCGCGTCTTGGTCAGATTTTAATCCTTCAGCCTCATTTTGCCAATGGTCTACAACTCCGTAGTCTATTAATTCACCGTTGGGTCCGTATACATCATGATCTGGGTTATTAAATACAGGCTGTCCGTATTGGTCAATAAATCCTTCATAGTTCCATTCCATTGGGATAAACAAAGAATATAAACCAGACTTTGTTTGTCCATTGCGATTTCGCTTTGTAACGTCTGAATCATTGTACAGCTTTTTAAAATTATCACCGCCTTTATCAAGAGCATTGCTCGTTGAACCCATCATGCATTTACCAACTATACGAGCACCTAGCCTTAGACAAGTTTTAGTTACTCTCCAGTTGTTAAGAATATTATCAGGTCTTTCCCACTTACCACTTTCATCGTGTACTAACAAATTAAGTTTTTCTCCATCGTAGCTGTTATCACCTGTATTTTTCCAGTCAATAGTAGTATCAAGTCCAACCAGCTCTTCTTGCGATTCGTTTGCAGTAATTTTTCTACGCGTAAACTTACTAGCAGGAACGCGATAAGCAAGTTCACTTTTAGGTCTGTCCATACCGTCTTGTATCGGCTTGAAAAAGAACGGATAATTGATAGATATTGGTACAACTTTGTCAGTGAACATTTTTTTAGCATCAGCTCCACTTTTTGATAATATTCCATATCTAGCATCACTTGATATTGTAGCTAAGTTAACGGTCTCAGCTGAGCTCATAAACGAAAACCCACTACGTCTATTTTTAAGATAACACATACCATAGCATCTAGTGTCTGCTTTGCAAGCTTCCCAAAATATATAGAATAATCTATTAGCTTCTCTAAAATCAGGAGCTCCAACGTCGATCTTGCTCCATTGCAGATACATATAGTGTGTACCTGTTATATATGTAGGTGTCCCGTTATTATCGAACCAAAATCCTGCTTCTCTACGTTCGAACTCTGCGTCGATATAGTCATACCACTTTTCCTTTGATTCTTCCGGGTAATCTCTCCAGTCAAATATGTTCTTAAGTTTCGATAGTTCTTTTGGATAATCGAACTTTTTCCATTTTTTGTCTTTATTGCTGTATACATCTTTTGGTTGTTTTGGTAGAGCTATTTTTAAGTTTTGTATTTCGTATATATCACCTATTTGCCCTGTTCTTGATATTACAACAATATCATGTTCTTTACTATAGCCGTACTTCCACTTCTTTGATTTATTTAATCTATTAATTGTTGTTAGCTTTATAGGCTCAATTATTTTATATAAAGTTTGCTTATAACTCATTTCGATCTGCCTTCCGCGAAGCCTTTAAATACTCGTTCTTTTTTTTCTTCAGGTGTCTTTCCTTCCAAAATATTCTCTTCTTCTTGTATACGGTTAAGTATTTCGAACGCATCAAATATAGCTAACTTTTTAGTAGCTGCAGCATTTTTAAGACGATCGGCAGATACGTCATCTTCAGTATTAGTTATAATTTGCTCTTCAGCAACTTTTATTAACTCTTTAACCGCTTTGTGCCCAGCTTGGATTATATGCTTCTTCGTTTCCTTGATATTCATATTTAATTGTAATAAAATTATTCATTACTCTATACAATCGTTTACCTTCGATGATAAACTCATACTCAGAGCTTGGTCTAAAACCAACTAAATCTTTTTCTTTAAACTTACCGTCTGTATACTCTACAATGCCTATCAAAGGTCTTTCTTGCTCAATATTAAAACTGTCGACAGCTTTTAAAGGTTGCACAAAGCAGTAACCGTCCATAGCTTTCCACACAGGATCTTTAAATCTAGTCCAATTAGTTTCTGCTTTGTATAAAAATATTTGATCGGCGCTTACTATGTATATATTCTCTTTAAAGAAAGATCTACTGTTTCTCTCTTTACCTTTAACGTCTAACCATCTTCTAAACACGTTGTGATGTACTATCACTGTATCGCCAATCTTTATATCATACTCACCAATTTTAGGTAGAGATATTACTTTAGCTTTTCTATTAACAAACTCATGATTAAAATTTTCAGAGTTTACTATTAACTCTTTATTGTCAATAGACTTAACGTTATTGTATCTTTGGCCAATAGGTTCGACAACAAAATTATATAAACTTCTCATAAAAACTTTTGATATAAAACATGATCTCTATAATCTACTAATATCTCTTGATCTTTTAGTATTTTTGTTTCTGCAACTAAAACTAAATCTTTATTTTTTAATGAATAAAATCTAGCATTTTTTTTATTAGAGTGGTTTACAAATCTACCAAGAGTAGTTTTTATAAAGTTGTCTATAGTTGCTAATCCAATTATACTTTCTCGATCAATATCTTTGCTAGCAAAAACACCTTCGCCGTGTATTCTAGACTTTGATTTGTAATAAACATTACTATCAAACTCTATTACTTTGCATTGATTAGTAATATCTTGAACTTGCTTTTCAGACACGCCTATGTCTTCTAGCATTTTATTATAATCAGACATCAATACTCTAAGTTATACTCAACTGATATAGCCATATTTTTATTGAAGTCTTTCCAAGGCATTACATCTTTTTCTTTTCTAATGTAAATGCTGTATTTGTTTTCTTCTTCAACTATATCGCATATTGTATGACCGCCGTAAACTTCTTGACCTACGGAGTAGTGCATAGCGTCAATTTTGTAGTCTTTGCCTATTGTTATTTTACGAATCAGCTTTTCCATTTTCATTATATTTAATTGTCCCGTCAGATATATCAATATCTATATCGCCGTACTGTTTCTTAAATTCGTTTTGAATTTGAGACATCATAGCTTGAATTTGCATGATGTCGTGAAGCAAGTTGTGCTTTTGAACTTCTATATGACCTAGCTGTTGATTTCCTTCATTAACAGCTTTGACTAAGTTTTGCAACTTTTTTAGTTGCTCTTCGCTAATTTTTTCTGGTCGAAGGTCTTTCACCTTCGGAGTTTTTCTTTTTGCCATAATAATAAATAATATATAATTAAATTGTTAAGCCCCAGGTATTATAAGATTTACCTGAAAAGCATTTAATAGTTGTTGTTTCCAATAAGAAACGCTAGTTTCAGCTGACTTATTTTCTAGCTGCTGCAAGATTAAAGCGTTTGTCGTGTCGTTCCAAGCCATTAGCCCAGTTCCGGCAGGTATTGAAAGGTCAACTAAACTGTACGTTTCACCAGCATCTACTGCATCGGCAGCGTAAGATCCTTGACCTTCTTTAGCTCCAAAAGCCCAAAGTGCTTGAGAAGCAGTTGTTTGTATGCCGTTACGCACAGGTCCATCGTGATCCGACTCGGAGACGTGGGAACCGCCACCTCCTGGATCTAATATAACCGCTGTAAACGAAGGGTCTGTGTTAGCTGGGTGACTGTCCATAGCTCCACCTGCTTTTATAGCACTTCTAAGAGCATTTACATCGCCTTTCCAAAGACTTGTTATCTCTGTGTTACTCCACCCAGCTCCGTTAAGACTATCGTGGTAATTAGATTGCGACTCATTACAGACAACTACACCAACAAAATTACTAGGGGTTACAAATCCAGCATCATTGTAAGTTGACTGAGTTGGAGAGTTTGGCCAAGTTGCTCCACTATTATATTTATAAGGCGTTGATAACCAAAGAGCTGATCTTTCATTAGAGAGCTCTACAAATTGAACGTGCTTTTCAAATTCATCTTTACCGTTTGTAGCGTTATCAGTATTGTAATCCGGAGCGCCTTCAATACCACCAGTTGCATATAAGTCTTGAAGTGTAGATCTAAGAGAGTCTGTATTTTTAACTCCATCACCACCAGCGGCTGATCCACTAGAAAAATAATCACCACCCATAGCATTAGTTAAAGGAGTGATTATACTTCCCATACTACCGCTATTATCGAAATAAACAGTAGCATAAGTATTAGCGTCCCAAGTATTACCAGCACCAGTATCTATATAGTAAGATGGTATACCGCAGTGCAAACCCGGATGTCCTAGTCCAGCTACAAATCCCATTAGTACCCGAAATAACAGATTATTCCACCGTCAGCGTCAGCACTAGGCCTAACTTCTGTCCATCGACCATAAATAATGATACCTGTTGGATAAGTAATGCCAGACGCGTCTTCACCTCCGTCACCAGTTTCTTTTGAGAACGTCAACGTAGTAGATGCGGCTGTAATAGGTCTATTAAACTCAATAGTAGTACCATCAACTCTAGTAACAACTACGGCTGGCTTGTCGTTTGTTTTATCAACACCTGTATATTCAGTGTTAGAGATAACTTGCATGCCAACTTCAATGTTAGAGTTAGCAGCTGACAAAGTGTGAGCCGTGTTTAGCGCGGCGTCTGTTAAACCTTGCTGCGTGTCTCCATTGTTATGAGCGGCATGTTCAGTGGATAAGCAAGCAAAGTGATCTTGTGCTAAAGCTGAACTAGTTTCTGTTCTCATTATAGTTGGTGTGTTAGCTGCTAAAAACTGAACAGCGCATATAACCATACCTCTAGGTGGAAATACAGATGAAGCTGTTTTGCAGTGAGCAGAGCCTAGTTGACCAAATGCGTAACTTGTGTGTGTTGAGTTAATTCCCATTTTATTTTTCTTTAACGTTTTTATTTGAACTTCCACCGAAGAAGAAGTCTATTATTGTATTTACTTTAGCACTCATAGCGCCAAATATTGTCGATATAAAGCTAATTTCAAACTCACCTAAATCTATAGTCTTTGTTACAAAGTATTGAAACATTACAAACGTAATGCCAAAATAAGCAACAGTAAACAAAGTAGCTAAAAGCTTTTGAATTATAGCATCGTCTTTATATAGATCACGTGCAGATTTACGATCTTCAACTTCTTTTGCAAAAGCTTCACGCTCTGCATCAAGAAGTAGCTTTTTAATAGCAAACTTAGCTTCATCTCTCTCTTTATCAGTAGTAATAACTTTGTCAAGTATGCCTTCAGCGTTATCTACCACTTTACCTAATATTCCACTAAGCAAGTTGTTTATCATTTCTTTTTCTTTAGATTCATAGGATTTCTAGCCATACCTGCTTCTCTTGAAACTGCTCCTCTCTCAACATTTTCAGTACCGCCTCTTGTAGCTCTAACATAATCTGTACCGCCGCTTTCACCTCTAGTCATATAACCTTTACCTTGTCTAGCTAAAGCTTCCGCGTTGTCGATTTTGTATTGCTCTCTTCTTTTTTCTCGAGCTGCAGCCATTTCTCTTTTCTTATCTAGCTTAGCTTGATCTCCTCCGACAGCCTTTAAGTCTTTTCTTTCTTGTCTAGCTGCTTTTTTTGCTTCTTTTCTAGCTTCTCTTTCAGCTTTCTTAGCTGCTTTGCTTCCTGCTACAACAATTTTCTTCATAGCTGAAGGTCTTCCAGCTCCAGCCTCTTTGGCCATTTTAGCCATTGAGTTACTTCTCATTTTAAATGCCATTACTTTTCTGCTTTTTTTGCTCTTTGCTCCCAAGGAAAGTCCATGCTACCTTCTTCGGACCATTTGCCGTTATACTTAATTTTACCATTTTTTCTAGGATATGTTTTCCCTTTGTATCTAACGTAGTCATCTCCGTAAGATAATGCTATTTTAGGATCACGCATATCGTCGATATGTTTCTGCTCATGCTTAATAGCTCTCTTTTCCAAAGCGCTACCAGGCTTTACATTTTTATTTATGTATATAGACCCATCTAAGTTAGCCTCAGCCACAATGCCTTTGTCTAGCTTTTTTCTAAATATAGGTGTGTTCTTCGAGGTTCTTATTTTTCTACTTTCGCTACCTAGTTTAAACGCCATTATCTTTCTGGGTCTTTTATCATATCGTCTAAAGCTTTGTTAAACACTTTATCTGTATATGTTTCATTTTTGTAAAAGACGTTTCTCTCAGTAGTAGGCACGTCTTCTTCGCCTAATAATATTCTGTATATTCTGCTAATTAAATGGCTGCATTTAAAAGAAGTTTTAAAGACGCTGTACTTAATCGTAGTTCGATTTCGATGACGCCATACTTCAATCCAGCCTTCTCTTCTTAGCTTTTCCCAACGGTGTTTATCCCAACTAAGAGTATATTCACCATTTTCAAACTCTTTGCGTGTAAATCTTTTTTTGCAGTCTAAGTAAATCAATAACTCAAGATCTGCGTCTGTCAACCCGTAAGTTCTACAAGCCCACTTTCTAGTGAGCCTGTAGTACTTTAGGATTTGTAATTCACGTAAATCGTGACTAGTTAATCTCAAATTACGCTACAGTTGTAATAGTAACAGTACCCGAGATAATAGGATCGAAATAAACACTATTGTCTTCATCAGCAACAACAACCATTTCTTTTGATTGAGTATTGTTTAACTGACTAAGAAGCTTTGCAAAAGCTGCTGCAAATTTCTTATAACCACCACCGTTAGCAGTAGTAGCATAAGTAACTAATACAGTATCATCTACCGCGCTACCGTTTCTTGCTTTAAAAGAGATCTCAGCAGTTGTAGCTGAAATAGGATCAATTCCTAAAAAGTTTTCGTGTGGGTATACCGCAGCATCCCCAGTTGCGTCAAGGCCTGCGCCTTCTGCAAAAAATAAATAAGCCATTTTTTAAATGTTTTAATGATTAATAAATAATTTGTTTTAGATTTTGTGTTTGAGGATTAAAGTTTGTGGTTTATGTTTAATCTACTAATACAATATCACTTGACTTAATAACAAAATAAAGTTTTTTATCAAACTGTATTCCGTGACCTGCAATTTTATCGTAATAAACAATATCTTCCTCTTCTACAGCCTCAACTAGATTACCTACAGAAATAACTCTACCTTTCAAATATCTGTTATCTTCGTTTAAATCATCTGTAAGTATCAATCCACCAACTTTCTTTTCTTCTTTTAGTTTTTCTACAACTACATAGTGATTAACTGCCTTCATCTACTCTAATATTTGATATTACACAATCTGCAGATACTATAGTCATAACTACGCTTACTGCATTTTTAAGCGCGGACTTTGTTACAAGCACAGGGTCAATAATACCAGCGTCAATCATGTTGACAGTTTCTTCTGATACAACGTCGACACCATTACCTTCTTTCATGTCCATGTCAATGTCTAAGCCAGCGTTTTCTAATATAGTGTCAAACGGAGCTCTAATAGCACTCATTAATATTTTTTCACCTATAGTCTCTGCTTTTACTTTTTCAGAGGCATTTAACAGAGCTACACCACCGCCAGGTACTATACCTTCCTTGAGCGCAGCTTTTGTAGCATAAATCGCATCCTCGACTCTATCTTTCTTTTCTTTAAGCTCAACCTTAGAGTCTGCCCCAACGCGGATAATTCCAACACTACCAGATAACATAGACAGTCTTTGCTCCAGCTTTTTCTTAATGAAACCATTTTTTTCATCTGCTATTTGTTTTGTTAAATTATCTATTCGCTCTTCAACCTCTTTATTATCTGCGTCTACAGTCAATATAGTGTTCTCATCATCTGTTGTAGCAAAGTCAGCTTCGCCTAAATCATCTGGAGATATAGAATCTAAGTCATCGCCTAACTCTTCGTTAAACAACGTAGCGCCTGTTAATATAGCTAAGTCTTCGCAAGCGTCTTTTTTAGTAGGACCAAAACCGGGCAAGTCGATTATGTTGACTTTTATATTGCCTTTTACTTTGTTCATTAAAAGAGCTGATTTAACTTGCTGTGACACTGGAGCTATAATTAACAGTGCCCTGTTGTTTTTTATAACATACTCAAGTATATTCTGTATTTTTCGTATGTTGGGTATCTCAGATCCACATATAAGTATAAGCGGGCTTTCTAGCTCACACTTATGCTTTTCCGTATTAGTGACAAAATGAGGGGAAGTAAGGCCGCAGTCGAACTGAACACCGTCCACGATGTCTACGTAAGTGTCTTCAGTGTCTGAAGTTTCCATAAGTACTACTCCGTCTTTACCTACAGACTTGTAAGCTTCAGCTATAATAGCGCCAAGTTCTTTATCGTTATTACAACTAATTGTAGCTACGTGGTTTAGCATGTTATCGTCAACGTCTATTTTTATAGAGTCTAGATATTTATTTACTTTTTTCAAACCACTATTGACACCAGCTCGCAGAACGCGAGTGGCGTAGTCCTCGTATTCAGGTAAGTTTATAGTTTTTAGTAAGGACTCGGCAAGAACTGTAGCGGTAGTAGTACCGTCACCAGCTTCTTTGACTGTATTCTTAGCAGACTCTTTTATCAGCGTAGCGCCCATGTTTTCTACAGGGTCGAATAACACTACAGATTCTGCTACTGTAACTCCGTCTTTAGTAATCACAGGCATCCCTCTTGCGTCTTCGTATATAACGCACTTTCCAGAGGCGCCTAGTGTTGATTTTACTGCACTGGCTAGTTTAGTAACTCCAGCTGTAATTTTGGTTTTAGCGTCCTCACCAAAGTTTAATTCTTTGATGAGGAGACTAGGATTGTTGTACTCCATTAGATTAGATTTAATTAAATTAGTTTTGAGTTTATTCGTTGAAGGTTTTTACTACTTTTGGGCCTTTGGTGGCTTCTAGTTTTTTGCTGAAGTGATCGATGCTACCATCAATTGCTTGCTCAGCTCCTTCTATGGTTTCTCTACGCGTGACATCTGACCATTGGTCTTCTTTGTCAGGGTGAGATACTTCTGTTTGGTAATAACCATTTGGCAATTGAACTATCCGCCAGTTTTGTTTATTGGCTAAATGCTTCCATTGCTCTTTGGTTTTTTCGTTTACTTGTGGATTACCGGTCCACGTACTAGTTTTGTAATACAAATACGTCATTTTAATTGGTTTTATTTATTGGTTAGTAATTAGTATTATCCTACAAGCTTGTTCATCTTCTTGTAGTTCTTATTCATTGCTTTTTGCTTCTTTGCTTTTTGCTTAGCAATTTTCTTGTCAGCTCTAGCAATAGCTTTATCTTCTTTACCTTGAAGTTTAGTTGATTTTCTATCTATTCTTCTAGTTGCTCTAGATTCAGAAGCGGCAGCTCTACCAGCTTCTCTAGCTCGTGCTCTCTCATCTCGATCAAGCATGTTATTATATTTACGCGTCTCTCTTTCGTCGCGTCTTGTGATTTTCTCTTGCTCTTTCTTAGCTTTTTTCTCTGCTCTAGCAGCCATTCTATCTTCTTTAGCTTTACCAGTGATACGATCAATCTTCTTTTGATTTCTACTAGCAATTTTATCCATCTTCTCTTCATGAGACTTTTTCTTCATAGCAGACTTCTTCATCTTAGCAGGAGCAGCGTCAACAGCTTCTTTAAATTTACCGCTAAGCTTACCAGCTTTCGATGCAGCTTTTAATTTAGCATTGAATTTTGCAGCGCTATCTTTTTTCATCTTCATAGCAGACTTTTTCATCTTGCTAGGAGATTTCTTGTCTCCAATTTTTCTTTCAGAAACCTTAATGTACTTTGGAGGTTGTTCCATAGTAAATGACGCATCATCTCCGCCTCTATCTCTGTGAGATTTTCTTTTCTTTTCATACTCTATGTAAGCTGGATTTTTAGTGTATTGAGTCGTTGTACCAGCGCCTTTAGAAGATTTTAAGTTTTCGCGGTTTGCTTTCATGGTAGACTTTTTCCCAAGGCTCTCAGCTTTTTTCGCTAATCTTTCTGAATTTTTTATTGCTTTCTTAAGCCTAGGACTTTCTCCTTCTTTTTTCATAGCTGAAGCTTTCTCTTTTAACTTAGCCATAGACTCTCTGTCAAGACTAGATCTTTTAGATTTTGCTGGATCAAGCTTCATTGCAGACTCTTTTTTCATTTTAGCTGCAGTTTCTTCCATCTTCATCTTCATGGCTGCGCGGTTGTCGCCTGCTGCTTTAACCATTTTGGCCATAGATGGGTTTTTCATTTTAAATGCCATTTTCTTTTTTTTTAGATTAATCTATTTATCGATGTATATATTATTACTTTATTTAACTATCTTTTACCAAAAAGTAGCCTAGCTCCTCCTTGTGATGGTAATTTAAGTTTACTTTGCATTTCAGCTGCTTCGCTACCACCTTCCGAAAGTTTGTTTTCTTTAGGCTTTTGAGATGTACCTTTTAAAATGCGCGTTTCCATCATTTTGTTAGCTTCATCTCTTGTTAAATAGTCTCCTCCTTGATTTGCTAATGGCTTTTCTTTATTTTTATCTGCAGTATTGTCATTTTTACCACCTATAGCGCCGTTTGAAAGCGCTGCCATCATACCTGTTTTCGCTGCTATGTTTTTTAAAGGTGACCTTCTGCGTCTTTTGCCGTGCATTATACGTCTTTTAGTCATTTCTACTCTTTTTTTGTGCCATTTCCGTCATTACCACGATTAGCTTTAGGTGTTTTGAATTTATTATCCTTGTGATCGTAGTCCATATTACTCATTTTTGGATTTTCTCGATGCTTTTTCTGTGAATCAGCGCGTTTTATTTCTCTGTCTCTAGTGTTTGCATAGGCTAAATCTCTTGCAGCCTTATCTTTTGCTGCTTTTGCAGACAGTTTTTGCTTCTTAAACGGGTTGTTACTCTGAACGTAAGCCATAAAGGTACTATTACATAAAAAATATTGTTATAAATGTAGGGTTTTAGTGCAGCCCCCACCCTATTTACCTGCATGCTATTTTGTAAAACGCTTTTCTTTTTGCCAGCCCCGCTTCTTTTTTTCGTTTCCACGTTTCGCTTTCGCCTTTTTGTATGTGCAACTCCACTACTATTTCATTTTCAAAACTATTTTTACGTTTTTGTTTTACAGATTTATTACGAATATACTTGGATAATAATAATGTAAATAAAATAAATAAATATTAAACTTTAAAATTAAACTATTATGAAACTAACTACAAAAAGATTTGTCATTCGCAAAACTCTAATCGGTCAAAACGCAATCATTACATTCACAAATAAAAAAGGTGAAACGTATACTTACGACCACGATGCAATTTACTCTGCAAATCAAGAAAAGTTTGAAACTATGGAATGTTTCCAGAAATATGGTAACTACACTAATTCAAACAATGTACCAACATTCGGTAGAGCGTACTTAATTACAAAATAAGTACGACTACTATTGGATAATATAACTGAATATAAACTAATAAAATTAAATAATATGAAAGTAACAAATCGTTTTAACGTCAATGTGACAAAGTACACAATAGGTTTACTCGAAGGTCACATAACTCAACAAGAATTTGAGTTACTATGTATGATACC